AGTTGAATTTTGTTGCCACAAAGACAGGCGTAAACTTCAGCGAAGTCGGTGGCTGATCGTCTAAATAAGACTAAGGAGTAATCCATGCCAGTAGATCCTACAAACAACATTTCAGGATTTGTAAACGCCTTCGCTGGCGGTGGTGTACGCACGAATCTGTTTCTAGTCACGGGAAACATCCCTGGCTATCAGAACAATCGTGCCATCTCGTTCCTGTGCAAGGCTGCACAGATTCCCGCATCCTCGCTCGGCACGATTGAAGTGCCGTACCGTGGTCGCCGCATCAAACTGCCAGGCGACCGTACTTTCCAAGACTGGACAGTAACGGTTATGTCTGATGCAAACATGAGTCTACGGTCGGGTTTTGAATATTGGAGTGCAATTTTCAACTCCCATGTTTCCAACATTGCAAACCGTAATTTCATGCAGTTCATGCCTACTTGGTCCGTGACTCAACTTTTCCGAGACGGCGAACCAATGCGTACCTACAACTTCATCGGGTGCTTCCCGAGCGAAGTGGGTGCAATTGATCTCTCTTACGAGAACAATGACACCATTGCAGAGTTCCCCGTGACCATCAACTACTCTTGGTGGGAGGCTGCTCCAGGTGGTGCTGTCCCTGCTACGGGAACAGGCGCAGAGAACATTGCATCTCTGTTGCAGGGGGCTGGCATCAATATTGGTCAGGGCTTCTGAAGCCCTCTTTTGACAGGATTCTTTATTCATGGCTATCAAACTATTTGGCTTCAAACTCTCAAAGGACGAGGGGACTTCTTCGGAGGAATCCAAGAAGTCTCTTTCCTTTGTACCGCCTGACTACGATGACGGTGCAGTTCCGATTGAGGTGGGTGGATATTTCGGAGCGGTTGTTGACTTTGACGGCACGATCAAGTCCGACATAGAACTCATCCGCAAGTACCGCGACATGGCTCTCCACCCCGAGGTGGAGTCTGCCATTTCCGATATCTGCAACGAAGCCATCGTGTATGATGACACCTTCACCACGGTAAAGATTGATACCACGAACCTGAAGCAGTCCAAGTCCATCAAGGACAAGATTGAATCCGAGTTTGAGGAAGTGCTTGGCTTGCTTGACTTCTCGCGGCGTGGCTACGAGATTTTCCGCAAGTGGTATATTGACAGCCGCCTGTACTACCACATCATTGCGGACGAGGGCAACAAGAAGAAGGGCATCAAGGAACTCCGTCCCATTGATCCCACAAAGATCCGCAAGGTTCGCCGTATCGTCAAGAAGCCACTGGACAAGAACAACGCTGCTGGCGTTGGCATACAACTCGTCACATCGGTTGAAGAGTTCTATGTGTACAACGAGCAGCAGCCGAACTCGTCCACCCTGCAACTTGAGGGATTGAAGATTTATCCTGATTCCATCTGCTTTGTCCATAGCGGACTGTTTGATGGCTACAACAAGAAGATCATCGGCTATCTGCACAAGGCTATCAAGGCACTGAACCAACTCCGCATGATTGAGGACGCGGTGGTGATCTACCGCATCACCCGCGCTCCTGAGCGGCGCGTATTCTATGTGGATGTCGGAAACCTGCCGAAGCAGAAGGCAGAGGAATATGTGCGCGGCTTGATGCAGCGGTATCGCAACAAGTTGATGTACGATCCGAACACTGGCGAGGTGCAGGACTCGCGCAAGCACCTGTCCATGCTTGAGGACTTCTGGATGCCTCGGCGTGAAGGTGGTCGCGGCACGGAGATTCAGACGCTTGAGGCAGGACAGAACCTGTCCGAGATGGATGATGTCAAGTACTTTCAGAAGAAACTGTTTCAATCGCTTAATGTTCCCGCCTCGCGGCTTGAGGAAACCACAGGCTTCAATCTGGGCAAGGCTTCCGAGATTTCACGCGATGAAGTAAAGTTTTTCAAGTTTATTGAACGGCTCCGCATGAAGTTCGCGGAACTGTTCCTTGAACTGCTGCGTGTGCAGTTGGTGATGAAGGGAGTCATCAAAGACAGCGAGTGGGACGAGATTGAAGACCGCCTTGCCTTCAAGTTTGCGAAGGATTCGCACTTCTCCGAACTGAAGGAGAGCGAGATCCTGAAGGATCGTTTGCAGAGCGCACGGGATGCAGAAGATTTCGTTGGCAAGTACTACTCCCGCGAGTGGGTACGCAAGAAGATCCTGCGTCAGACCGAGGACGATGTAGAGCAGATTGACAAGCAAATTGCTGCCGAGGAAAAGGCTGGCATCCTTATGCCGCCTGGTCAGGACATGGGCATGGGTCAACCCATGCCAGGCGAGCCACAGCCTGCTCCCGCTCCTGCTCCCGCGAGCAGTGGTGGTGGTGAACAGCCACAGGTGACAATTGGCGAAATCGTCCCTGCGGACGAGGAAGACCTGAACGATTGAGAGGTATATCATGCTACAGTCATATGAAGAATTCAAGTCAGCCGTAACCGCCGCCCTCATGGACAAGGTTGCTCAACGAATTGAAGCAGAAAAACAGCATATTTCAAATGAACTGCTTCGTGGAGCGGAAACGGAATCCGAAGAACAATCCCAGTCAAACGCAGATGAAAACTAAATAATCGTGTCTGTAAAAGGAGAACATATGGATACCCACAAAAAGATTGCAAAGGCACTCGTCAACAAGAGTTTTGCTGAAGCCAAGGAACTGATCTTCAAGTCTCTGTACGCCAAGGCATCACTGGCTCTTGACGAGGCTCGTTTTGCTGTGGCTAACGCCGTGTTCAATGAAGCCAAGACCGCTCCCGACACTGGCGTTCACGCTGGTGCAAGCAAGGACAAGATGAAGGCGGCTGCTGCTGCCACCAAGAAGGCAGGCTACAAGGTTAGACTGGGTAAGGGCGTTCCCGCTGGTGCAATGAAGGAAGCCACCGAGCAGTTGGATGAAGTGTCTCCTCCCGACATGGAGAAGATGACAGGCTCCAAGAAGACGAAGGCTTCGTTCGCCAAGCAGTACGGTAAGCGCGGCAAGAGCGTCATGTACGCCACCGCTTGGAAACTGCACAACAAGAAGGCGGGCAAGGACTAATGAAACTCATTACCGAAACCGTACAGGACATCAACATTCTGACCGAAGAGAAGAACGGTCAGAAGCACTACTTCATTGAAGGCGTGTTCATGCAGGCTGAAGCAAAGAATCGCAACGGTCGCGTGTACCCCATTGCCGTCATGGAGAAGGAACTCGGTCGGTATGAGAACGAATATGTGAAGACGAACCGCGCTATGGGCGAACTCGGTCACCCCGAAGGACCGACCGTGAACCTTGAGCGCGTTTCCCACCTCATCAAGGACTTGCGCCTTGAGGGAAACGATGTGTACGGCAAAGCCAAGATCCTTGACACTCCATACGGCAAGATTGTCCGCAACCTCATTGACGAGGGCGTGAAACTGGGCGTTTCGTCCCGTGGCATGGGCAGTCTTAAGGAGCAGGACGGGGTAAATGTCGTGCAGGAAGACTTCATGCTCGCTGCGGTGGATGTGGTCGCTGATCCGTCTGCACCCAACGCTTTTGTCAACGGCATCATGGAAGGACGGGAATGGATTTGGGACGGTGGCGTTCTGAAGCCCGTGGAAGTGGAAAATTACAAGCGTATCATTGAGAAGACTTCCTCCAAAAATTTGGAGGAGCAGGCAATGAAACTGTTCAAGGATTTCATTTCAAAACTCTGACGGTTCTACATATTTCCTAGAAGGAGACTCACAGTCATGGCTAACGAAAAGATCGAAGATGTCATCAAGAAGGTAATCCTGGGCGAAGGCTTCCTCGCGGAGAACGCCGAGGAGCAGAACATCCCCGAGGGCGACGAGGACACCTCCGATGAGGATGCCATCGCTGAGGAGGAAGTCTACGAGGACGCAGAAGAAATCGTAGAGGAAGAAGAACTCGAAGAAGCCAAGGACGAAGAGTCTGAGGAAGAAGACGAGGAAGAGGAAGAAGAGGAAGAAGAGGAAGAAGAGGAGGAGGACGAAGAGGACTCCAAGGGCAAGAAGAAGATGCCCGCCTTCCTCAAGGGCAAGTTCGGTAAGAAGAAGGAGAAGGTTGAAGAAGCCGCCTCTGACTACGCCGACAAGAAAATGTACCAAGATGCCAATGGCAAGGGTGCATCTATTCCTGCTCCAACTGGCGATGCTAGTGGCAAGAACAAGGCTACCATCAAGGCAAAGCCATCTGCTGCAAAGGCTGAAACCAAGATTCCAGAAGTGAAGCCCACCGTGAAGGAGGACATTGCTGTTCTTCTCAGCGGTCAGGAACTTTCGGAAGACTTCAAGACCTCGGCTGCTACCCTCTTTGAGGCTCACCTGAACGAGCGCGCTCGTCAGATTGAGGAAGAGGTTCAGGCGAAGTACGAGGATCTGCTTGAGCAGCACACCGTTGCTGTTACCGAAGAACTCGTTGAGCGCATTGACGATTACCTCAACTATGTTGTTGAAGAGTGGATGCAGGAGAACCGCCTTGCCGTTGAGCAGGGACTCCGCACCGAGATCACCGAGAACTTCATTGGCAACCTCCGTTCGCTCTTTGCCGAGTCGTACATTGAGGTTCCCGAGGAGAAACTTGACCTCTTTGAGTCCACCGTTGAGCAGGCTGAAGCCCTTGACGGCGAACTTCAGGAGCAGGTTGACAAGAACATTGAACTCGCTGAAGAGGTTGAGCAGTTGAAGTGCGAGATCGTTTTCCGCGAGATCGCAGAAGGTCTAACCGACACCGACAGCGAGAAACTTCGCCGTCTTGCCGAAGACCTTGAGTTTGATACCGTAGAGCAATTTGCCGAGAAGTTGGGTGTTCTCCGTGAGAACATTGAAACCATTGGCAACACAGTCACCGAGGGAGAAGCCGAAGAAGAGTCCCTAGAGGAGTCTTTTGAGGACGCTTCCGAGGCTTCCCCACTCGTTGAAGCATATGTGCGATCAATGAGTAAGTCACGAGAGTAATATTCAGTCAATAGACTGTTAAACACATTTCAAGGAGATAGAGAACATGGAAAACAAGTTTCTAACCGAGCAGGCACTCCGCAAGTGGAAGCCTGTCATCGACCACAAGGACATGGCTCCAATCACGGACGCTCACAAGCGTGCCACGATTGCCACCCTTCTGGAGAACCAGGAGAAGGCTATCAAGGAGCAGATGCTCGTTGAAGGACCAATCAATGGTATAAACACAACAGGTGGTATGTCGCCACTTTCCGCAGGATCGGAAAACACAAGCCTTCGTGGATACGATCCAATTCTTATCCAGTTGGTTCGTCGCGCCATGCCTAACCTCATGGCTTACGACATCTGCGGCGTTCAGGCTATGTCGGCTCCGACTGGTCTGATCTTCGCAATGCGTAGCAAGTATAACACGCAGGGCGGAACCGAGGCTTTCTACAACGAGCCAGTGGCTTCGTTCAGCGGCTCCACCTATGCCAACTCCAGCGGCTTCTCTGGATCTGCTGCTGGTGGTGCAACACTTGGTTCGCTCACTGGTTTCCTCC